AGCGTCGGTCAGGACTTCGCTGTCCTCTCTGTTGCCGGCACCGAGACCGCCACGCGATTGGAGGCCGAGCAAGCCGAGCGGCGCGTGGTTAGCCTCACCGAGGACATTGCCCGACTTGACGCGGAGTACGAAAGAATGGACGCGGAAATCGCCGCCACCGTGGCCACGCTCGAAGATCGCTTTGCGTGGAAGAACACGGCCGGCGGCGTTGAGACAATGAAGTCCTTGAACCGAGCAGAGAGGGCGAGTAAGGAAGCGCGGCTCGTGGAGGCTGAAGCACAGCTCGTTGAGGCCAGCGGCGCCGTTACCTACGGTGTCTATGACCACTACGCCAAGATTCTGCGTGACCTCGTGCGGCCTGAGACGATTCAGTTCTTCAAGCACCTGTGGCTGTCGGTTCTGCTTATGCTGATGGCCCCGACCGGGATCAAGATGTGGGAAGGAGGCGAACATGGACGCAGTGGTGATCTTTTTGCTCCTCGGCCTCGTTTGCCTACTCCCGCTATTCCTGGCGCGGTAAAAGTAGCCAAGAAGCGGATCAAACGCCACGGAAAGATGGGCGCGATTGATTTGGCGGCTTGGGCAACCATCCCCGATCCCGCCCCGCTGCGCGCCGCAGCCGCTTGCTGCGGGCTATCTCACACCGTGCTGTATCGGGCCATCAATGCCGGAGAACTTCAGGGATGGGGAACGCATCCGATTCGGGCCTACAAAAAGGATATCGAGAAATGGATGGCGTCTAGGGCGCCGGGGGGAGAGGAATGAGAGACCGCAGCAGGTTTAGGTGGTTAATGGCTTTCTGCACACTTGCGGCGGGACTAAGTGGGGCAGCTCTTGTCGCCGCTATAAATAGTATCACTGGGATTTTAATGGTGTTCGTATTCGGTTGTTCTGTTTTCTCTCTTGTCGTTTATGCTGTGCTTGAGTCAGAATGCCCGAAATCCAAATGATCTACGGTCCCCCCGGAACCGGCAAGACGAATAAGCTCATTGAGTTGCTTCGCCTGGAGCTGGCTATCGGGGTGCCGAAAAACAAAATTGCCTTCGTGTCGTTCACGAACGAAGGCGTGGATGTCGGCATCGCCCGCGCCCAGGAAGCCTTTGGTGGGGAAGTGGACGACTACCCCTACTTCCGCACCCTGCACTCGTTGGCCTTCCGCCAACTGAAACTACGCTACGGGCAGGTAATGACCAAGCGCCATTATCGGGACATGTCGCGCCAGCTTCAGATGAACTTCACCGGGTATTACACCGACGACGTGATCAACAACGACGACATGTATCTGCGCTTCGAGGACCTGAAGCGCAACAGCGCCGGCGCCGCGCAGGTGTTCCTGGAAGAAATCGAAGGCACCTTTGACACGGACATTTCTGCCTTCGTGCATACTAACTACGAGCGGTACAAAGCGAAGTACGACCTCATTGACTACACCGATATGGTGGAGAAGTTTTGTTCCTACGGCTGCCCGGTTCCGGTGGATGTGGTGTTCATCGATGAGGCGCAAGACCTGACCGACCTGCAATGGCGCATGGTGCGGGTAGCCTTCGGTGACGCACTGCGTTGGTACGTGGCGGGGGACGACGACCAAGCCATTTTCACTTGGGCCGGCGCCTCGGTGAAACACTTCCTGAAGCTAAGATCAACGATGCCAGCAATTTACTTGCAGTCTTCGCACCGCCTCCCTGATAACCACGTGGCCTTGGCAGCCAAGGTAATTAAGCAACTGGCCGTGCGCATCGATAAGCCCTACAGCGGAAGAGGTGTCGATGGGCCGCTTACCTTCACCGATACCTTCGAGGTCGGAAAGCTCAAAGAAGGGGAGTCCTACATGTTCTTGGCGCGAAACCGCGCCTTCCTGAAGCCCGTGGAGCAGTGGCTAAAAGAAAAAGGAATGGTGTACTCTATGTGCGGCGCGCATTCCGTCGATAGCCGGCTGCTAAAACGAGCGAAGGAATGGGAAGAGTACCGAAAGACAGCTACAACGCTACCCTTACTCACTACCCCGCTGGGGCAACTTATTAAGAAGGAAGCTAAGCTCTCTGAGCCGTTTTGGGAAGCTTTTGAAGGAGATCTCGACGACCTCCACTATACCCAAAAGCTCATTGAGCAAGGGACCGACGCCAAGGCCGAGCCGACGATTCGTATTTCAACGATTCATCGCGTAAAGGGCGCGGAGGCCGACAACGTGATCCTGCTCCTTGACATGGCGCGGCGCACCTTCGTAGCCTACAAAAAGAACCCCGACCCGGAAATCCGGGTATTCTATGTTGGCATGACGCGAGCGCGGAAAGCACTCACGCTGGTACACTCGAAGACGAAATACTCATTTGAATTGGAGGGGATTTGTGGATAGAAAACTATCGCCCGGTGATGTAGAGATAACTGTTTCCGGCTATACCTTTGTTGTGGATGAGGAAGGAAAACGCCTATATGAGAACGAGGGTCCTTGGTACGCAACTGACGGCAACTTGGTCTCTCGCGTTCGAGTTCGGCGAGCGCGGGATGCTGTGGATTTCCACAGGGAGCTGACCCTAGCCGAGGGTATTGTCCGGTTCAAAAACAAGGATCGGTATGACCTAAGAAAAAGTAACTTGGTTATTGTTCCGCCTATGCGGGTAGCAGTTTTCCCTAGCGAAGAAGGTGACCCGTCCGGTTCTTGTCGGGTAGACCTTCGAGGGCACTCGGTACTGATAGACGTCGCTGATTTTCCTCTCGTAGGCTCGGGTGCCCCTTGGTTCGCTCGCAATAACCACCACGGGGTGTACTTTGTATCAAGAAAAGTATTAGGGAAGCGCAACATGCTACATAGGGCTATAATTGGGGCTCCAAAACACGTCGCGGTGGACCACATCAACAGGGACACGCTAGACAACACGAGGCTCAATCTGCGCTTAGCCACGGCATCAGAAAACGCGCACAACAGCAAACTAGGGTCAAGAAACAAATCAGGGTATAAAGGGGTTCACCGCGAAGGAAATATTTGGATTGCTTCCTTTATGGTCCGCAGAGAAGAGCATAAACGAGGCCCATTCAAGACCAAAGAAGAAGCCATTGAAGCTAGAAAAGAATTGGTCTCCCTATTCGGAGGCTCCCTTATACTAGGAGAAACTCAGCGTGGCTAGAAGCATACTGGGCGTCGATATCGAAACCAAAGACGTAAACCTGAAAGAGCTGGGGCCGGGGGTGTATCGACATGACGGGGACAAGATTCTCGGCGTGTCCCTCACCGACGACGTTGGCCTCTGTGAGTACATTGATCTTGGCCATGACGGGTTGCGCGAGGAACAGCGAAGGCGGAACGTGGCTCGGGTCAAAGAACTTCTTTCCGACCCCTGCCCCAAGCTCGGCGCGAACCTCATCTACGACGCCGACTGGATTCAAAACTGGCTCAACGTCAAGATATGTGGCCCGTGGATCGATGTACAGACCGCGGAAGCCCTCATAAACGAGTACCGTCCATCCTATTCCTTAGATGCCCTCGCCGAAAGATATCTTGGGAGGCATAAAGAGAAGGACGAGATCGCCGAGTTTTGCGCGAGAGAAGGGTGGAAAGGTGACCCGCGATCCCATCTCTGGAAGATGCCTTATTCTGTGGTCGAAGGCTACGCTAAAGCTGACACTGCGCTCCTTCTTCCGATATGGAAGAAACAAAAAGAAATCCTCGAATCCGAAAACCTTATGCCGATCATGGACATTGAGGTTGGTATTCTCCCTATGCTAGTGGACATGCGCCGCATCGGGGTACGCATCGACGAAGAAGCGAGGAAGCGTGCTGTCACCATTCACGAGGCCCGATTGGAGGCAATGCAAAAGGAATGGAACGCAAAGTACCCTGGCGTTAATACCAATTCCACAAAGCAACTCGCCGAAATCTTTACTCGGGAGGGCATCCACTTTGATGTTTCCCCGGCCGGAAAGAAGGAACTGCTTGCTCGCCTAAGCACCCACGTGGACCAAAAAAGACTTGTGGCGATTGACGCCGAACCGCTTTTTAAGGAGTTAAAGTTTACCGAGGAAGAGGCGAAGAAGTATCGGGAAAAATACCCCTCGATAACCCACGACATCATGGAGCGCGCAGCAGAACAGCATCCCCTCGCTAGGTTCATCGTAGACTTGAAGCAGGTGGACAAGCTCATCCATACCTTTCTTGGCTCCCTTGACGACTCTATTGACAGCTCGCTTGTGCGCTACCAGGTGGATGGACGAGCACACCCTTCTTTTTATCCCACATCGAGCGATGACGGAGGAGCGCGGACAGGAAGATTTTCGTCAGCAAAATTTAATGCCCAACAAATCCCAAAGGCAAAGAAGGGATTTGACCCGCTGGCCCGCGATTGCTTTATTCCTGAGGACGATTCGTGGTGGTGCAAGGCTGACCTAAACTCTGCCGAGTACCGGGTATTTGCCCACTACGCCAGCGGCCCCGGCGCTGAAGCCTTCCGGCAAAAGTACCTTACCGACGAAACGACCGATATGCACAAGATCACTATGGCCAACATTGGATGCGACCGCGACACCGCGAAAAAAGTAAACTTCTCCGTGCTATACTTTACCGGGAAAGCCTCGTTGGCTAGGAAGAACAACTGGACCCTAGAATACGCCAGCACCTTGATGGATGATCTTATGGAAACCATGCCCTTCATTAAGGTCACCCGCGATTCCGTGGTCCAGGTGGCCAGAAACCGCGGATATATCCGAACGATTCTCGGAAGGCGGTGCCGCGTTTCGGAGAAGATGCGAGCCGAGGGGAGGATATACCCCCTGTTCAACTCTCTCATCCAAGGGGGCGTTGGGGACATCCTCAAGAAGGCCATGTTTGACGCCTATAAAGCCGGGGTATTCGCGGTCGCTCCTTGTCACATCACCTGCCACGACGAAATCGACGTGAGTGCTCCCAAGACTAAGGAGGGAATTGAGGCCATGAAGGAGTTAAAATACCACATGGAGAACTGTGTTCCATTAAAAGTTCCCATGCGCAGTGAGGTAGAGGTTGGCCCCAACTGGGGCAAAGTAGACTCCTTCGAGTGGAGCGACCTCTACAAGGAAATCCAATGAAGAAACCCGAAAACGTATATCGCGCGGCGTGCGCCCTGAAGCTACGTAAAGCCAAGTGTTTTGGCAACGCTATTGAAACCGGAGCAACGGGCAGCGGGGTGCCGGACCAGTACATGACCTTTATGCTCGTGGAGGGCTGCAAACTTCGGCGCTGCCCGTCGTGGATTGAGTACAAAGTGATCCGCGCGCCGTTTTCGACAAAACGAAAAATACCCTTCCGACCAGGGCAACTTGCATGGTTAAACGAAAACGAGGCACATGGCGGCTATTCGTTTGTTTGCATAAAGTACACCAACGGGTATCTATTCGTCCCCATCACGAGAATAACTGCGGACGGATACCCGGAGTCTTCCTGCGAGAGGCTGACGTTTCCGTTCGATGCGCCCCGCGTCATGCAAATCATGGCGCGGCACGTCGCGGATTTAGCTCGGGATTAGCGGAGCGGCGATCTCCCTGGACAGCAGTTGCTTGGCTTCGCGGAGGTAGTTGGTGCTGCGCTCATCGAGGGTGGCCAGCCACAAAAGCTCAACGATTTTCCCCTGGTAGCCCGGCGTGGCTTCTTGATACCGACACACCTTGGCCGTGATCTTGTCCAACGAAGCGCGAGCGTCTTCCCTCCGGTCGATTTCCCGGTCGATGTAGAACAGGGCTTTTTCGAGGTCGATGGTGCCTTCGTGTTTAAGCCCGTGGCGCCACGTGTACTTAGCGGCGTTGCCGACACAGAAGTCCATGTTCTCGGAAACCTCGATGCACTCAACACCGGACGGGTGTTGGGTGTAGTGCTTGGGGTGGGAAACCACTTCGCTACTCACCGTTCTTCTCCTCCATAAGTTGCTCGTAATGCGTTCTGGCCGTACATACGTTACAGCCAATAACTTTAGCCAACGCCTTGTGGGTAACCGTATTCCACCCCGCCAAGAGCAGCGCGTTCTCCTCCGCCGTCCACACCCGTCGCGGCGCGCCCATGTTCGGCTTAGGTAACGAAGCCAAGAGCGTCTTGGCTTCTTCCGAGAGCGGCGGGATATCAACAAACTTCGACATAGGACCTTCCTTTCAAGGGCTTCAAGGGCATGAGGATCGGGGTGTAGCGGTAATCTGAGCCAGAAAACACATCCAGGACGCCGATGCCGACATCGTAGTACATCGAGCGGCATTTGCGCCCGAACACGGAGCCAGGGAGTTGAAGGCATGGATTGGTGATCGCAGTGCGCTTTCCGATGGTGACTTGCGCCGAGTAGTGGACGTGCCCATGCAGAATGAGGTCGGCCGGCTCTTCGGTGCGGATGGCCGCGTCAAGCAGGTCCTTCACCGAATCACGGAATAGCGGGGTGCCTTGGCCGTAGGCGGTGTCGCTGCGCCCGGCAACGTGGCGTAGGAGGATCCGGAGGCCATGGATTTTGAGGTACAGTTCGTCTTCGATAGGAGCGCCGAAGTGCTTGGCGATGGGGTCTTCGTAGTTATAGGTGCCGGTGGAGTGAAAGGGGGTGCCACGAACGAAGTACATCTTGTTCCCTGGAACGCCCGCGGCTTCGCACACTTCAATGGCGGATTCCGCTTGATCGAGGGTGTTTGGAATGATAGTGTTAATGTTTGACTTCTTTCCCTCGCCGTCAACCATGTCCCCCATAAAGAACGCTGCGTCAATTTGACCCAGCTCGCGGAGGGCGTTGACGTACCAGCCCCAAAACACGCTCTGCTGTGGCTCTAGTTGCTTTACCCAGCGCTCCGGACCAAGAAGCCCCGAATCCGCGCCGCAGTGGGTGTCGCCGATAATTGCGATACGTGTATGCACTTAGGGTAGTCTCCTATGGGAGCAGGAAAGCAAGAAACAGCAATAAGAGTTCTGCCCCGGCAACGCCGATGGCGATGGCTGTGGTGGTTTTATAGAATTGGACCCGCTTCTTCTCCGTCTCCCACGAGTCGTTTAAGCTCAAGTAATTGGAGTTTAAGGACTTCAAAGTAGCGTCTGATTCCAGCAAGGCCGTCTCCGACTTCTCCAGCGCTAGTTGCGCTGTCTTCAATTGCGCGGAGAGCGTCGCCGACGCCAGTTCGGATCGCGCTATTTGCTGCTCTAAGGCGGTCATTGTCTGCTCGATACTGCTCCAGATCGGCGCTGATCCCGATGACTTCGCTATCCCGCCACCTATACCCCAAGTAAAGGCAACCGGAAAAAGTAGCCAAAAACAAGATAAACACCAACCACGCAGGTGTTGCTTTGACACTCACTTCCCCTCCTTATCTAGCTCCGGGCGATAAAAATGCCCCTTCAAGGCGTTATCGGCAGCGTTAATAGCTTGAAAGATTCCTGTGGAAGCGGCTATGGCGACAATGATCGACGGCCCAATAAGTGAGAGGCTTACCGGAGCCAGCCATGCGGTAACCACGTAGATCAGCATATAGCTCACGAGGGCAGCCCAGTGGGTCTTTCCTTTGGTCGTCTTCATGTCAGGAACTCCTTATGATTGCGGGCAGGGAAATTGAACCCCTTCTGACAGCCTCCCTCACCGTTGTGTTGGTTGGCACTACGACGCGACCCCTGTGACATTGACGTAGAGCGATCCGTCATTGAGTTGAACGAACTTGGCGAAGGCGAGCGCGTCCGTGGCGCTGTCAAGTCTTCCGCACCCCTGCGTTGTGCGCGAATCACGAGCGAAGTGGAAGCCGTATCCGGAATCAGCAACAAGTTCGCTCGTTACGTGGTCATAGCCGCCATTTTCGTCGAGCGCCCATACGGGAAGTAGGAGAAAGGCATTGGTTTGGATAAAGGCGGGGCCAAGATACCCATAATCCACGTCCCCATCGGTGCGGAACTTGACACCAAGAATCCGCCAGCGCCCAATAGGGAAGGCACGCGGCATGATAGGTTTACCGGAGGGGATAGAGCGAATGACTTGTTTGGCGTCGTGCAGAGGGCGTAGACGGTTGATCTCGTTCCGTACCACACTGGTGCATCGCAACGCTTTACCGGGCGCTAGCGTAATCTCGTTAAGCTCTTTGCTGTAATAGATCTCCATTACACAGCCTCTTTAAGGTATTTGCGGTACTGCTCGGGGGTGTGGTTAAAGGGGCGGATAAGCGCCGGCGGGCCAAAACATTCCGTAGTTCCGATGTGATGGAAGCCGAGGAGAGCGAACGGAACGTGGTGAACTATATCGCCTTTCACATATATATTATGTAGCCCTTCAAAGCGTTTGTCAAGTCCGGGGGAGGCCCAAATAACGCGCGGGGAAGCAAATGCGAGTGTGCGCGGAAACAGACCCGTCTCGAAGTAAAAGGCTTCATGCGCAAGGGTAGCAATGGCCGCTCCCTGGCTGTACCCCGCGATGAGCGTCGGGAGGCCACCAGCAAAGGCGTGAAGTATTTCGTCGGACACCGATTTCCATAACGCTATGAACCCTCCGTGAGCGAACCATGAAAACGGCATGTCTTTGTAGGGTGCAGCGGGAGCGGGGAAGAAATCGAAGTTGTATTTCCAGTCCTCTTTGCGGGAGGTGCAAAGAAAGAAGAGGCGCCCCTCGTCGTCAATTTTATATTGCACATCTAAGCCGCTGGTTTTCCACGGCCCCGTAAGACAGTTGTTAAAAGCATCAAGATAAGTCACGATTAAACCCCTGCCGCGCGCGGCTCTCGGCAAGACCGCATGAACTCTTTGAGGTCTGTTTTCACCTCGTCCATGACGACGAGAACTTGGCTTACGTCCTTTTGCATAGCAACGATGGCGAGGCTAGCCGAATTACGCGAAGCATACAACTCAGCGATACGCCGATCATCGTGTTCCTTGTTCTTTTCCACGATACCCTCCAAGGCACCCATCCTCTCCGATAGCCTACCTAGATTAAACGCCAACTTAGCAACGATACCAAAGATGCCAAGGAAACCGGAAACAATGCCGATGATTGCGCCTAGTTGGTTCATGCTGCACCCCTTATTTCCATCGGCCTATGGCTATTCCGGTAAGCGTCGTCGATCCGCCGCCGCCTATATGTGGAGCATAAGTCGTTGCGGTTAGAGTATGCACCCCAACTACAACACTGGCGCTGGCATCGATGAAAGTAAAGTTGGCATAATCGGGCGTAGCTACAAAATCATACGGCCAATCGTAAGATGTTCCGTGAGTAAGCGTTCTTGGCGGAATTGTACAAACCAATTTACCGCTGGAATACTTGTCATACACGCCATCCGCGTTGCTTCCATGTTCGATGATCCCCGCACCTATTTGGGCGTATCGCTGAAGGGTACGTTCGACGAGATATCCAGTATCGTCCTGCCGGTAAGCAATTCGCAGTACGCCATCCGAGGTCTGGATGTAGGATGGAGTTGGGTTCGTAGCCGGGTCGGCCGCGTTAATGATCGATTCCTCGCCCCACACGCCGGCGGTTTGTACGCGCTCAACAAGATAGCCATAATTATTGCGGTAAGCAACGCGCAGTACGCCATCAATAGTTTGGACATAGGCAGGATAACACGTAATTGTAACCGTAGTAGCTATAACAGATTCCGCGCCCCACACGCCGGCGGTTTGTACGCGCTCAACAAGATAAGACACGAAATCAACCGATTCTTGGTAAGCAATTCGCAGTACGCCATCCGAGGTCTGGATGTAGGATGGGACTGAACTATACCCCGCATGTATAACAGATTCCGCGCCCCACACGCCGGCGGTTTGTACGCGCTCAACAAGATAGCCATCGCTATCACGGCAGTAAGCAACGCGCAGTACGCCATCCGAGGTCTGGATGTAGGATGGGAAATAAGAATCAGCCTCATGTATAACAGATTCCGCGCCCCACACGCCGGCGGTTTGTACGCGCTCAACAAGATAGCCATCGCTATCACGGCGGTAAGCAACGCGCAGTACGCCATCAATAGTTTGGACATAAGACGGCTCACGAGAAGCAGCCACATTTATAGCAGATTCCGCGCCCCACACGCCGGCGGTTTGTACGCGCTCAACAAGATAGCCATAATTATTGCGGTAAGCAACGCGCAGTACGCCATCCGAGGTCTGGATGTAGGATGGGAAATAAGAATCAGCGGAGTTAATTGTTGATTCTGACCCCCAAAACGGAATCATTGCCGCATTAAACTCCCCATCCATCAGGATGGACGGCCCTACCCCAAGCCGACCAATCCGTCCGCGCAGCAGTTCAGCCCCTCCATCAGGAGTATCGTATAGGCTAATCGCCTCGTCAGATACTTCGAGGCACCTACGCTGGACACCAGCGCCTTTATACAGGCGGATGCGATCTTTAGTAATCGAGAGATCTGGACCTTCAAAAAGGAACGCGCCCGATGCGGGAAGGTAGAACCCGTCGCCCGTTTCATCGATGACATCGCCATCTTCATCAAAACGCCCACCACCGTAAAGAAGATTCTGAATGTACAAGACCCGTGCCTGTAGTGCCAAAATCGTCGCATTCATCGCGATAATCGACTGAGCGAAGACAACGGCCGGCCCGCTGGTATCCGTAGCCGCCAAGGATAGCAGATCGGACATCGCTCGATTAAGTTTATCACTGGCGGTAGTACTTGTCCAGGCCGAGCCGGTATATTCGTAAACTAGGCCCTTAGTGTACGCGCCGCCCGTCTCGTTGCACAGCACCCAGTCACCGATGATAATGCTCGTCGTCGGAAAGGCGCTGTAAGCAAACTGGCCGAGATACATAGGTGCCGTGCTCGCGTCGTAAGCAATCGACATGGATATGCTATCGAGGAGAATAGTCACCCCGCCAGCAGCGTACATTTCGCAAAGTAGCGTCGAGATTCCAGCGGTTGGCGCGTATGATTTGCTCGTCTCATTCGCGCTTGACGTGTACTTGAGCGTTCCGTCTTCGTAGATTTTCACGCGTCCGGAATACGCCGTCGAGACGTTGGCGAGGCGCGAAAACAACGAGAAGACAACCGGAGAGGTTGACAATGCCCCTGTGCGATTCTTGGTAATTGCCCCGACCGAAGGCGCGACAGAGTACGATACGAGCGAGTCGGTAACGGAAGTCCACGCTGAGCCGGAATAGTAGTACGAAACGCCGGTCGTCGTGTTGTAATACGAATCGTTGGCGATCATGCCGGAAGACGGAGCGGATGCGAGTTTCCCCCACGATTTAGGCGTAAGCCTGACCGAGTTAGCGAGCGTGATCGAAGCGCCGTCAACCGTGCAGCGATAGAGTAGCGACGAATCGATGAACAGATCGCCAGTTACACCGGAAGCCTGCGCTGCGGCGAGCGTCGCCCAGGTGGTGTTCTTTCCGTCCGCGAGCCCGTAGGCGTCAATCGCCTGGGCCATGGCCGCATCGACTACCCATGCGGATCCATAGTAGACGTACGGCTTGTATCCATCGTCTGAATCAAGCCAGTAATCGCCGGTCGCCATGCCGGTAGTCGGCGCGGCGGCTTGAATGAACGTCTTAGACTTCGCGGTAGCCGTGACCTGCGCCGTGTCGGCCAGCGTCTTGGCCTTGGCCGAGATCGCGTTGAGAAGAGCCGTCCGAGCATCGTAGTAGGCCTTCCAAGTTGAGCGGAAGGTTGCTCCAACGAAGGTCGTCGTCACGGCGAGATTCGCGTCGGCGATCCATGAAGGCACCCCGCTTGACCACGTTACACCCGCATTAAGATACGTTGCGAGAGCCTGGAAAGCAGCATCGTACGTCGTTTTTTCAGTGGTAATTCCGAACGCGGTAGCCTGCGCGTCGTTTACGGATAACTCAGCGGCGATCGTGTTCCATTCGAGCCTGGATGAGGACTTTTCAACCGCCGTAAACTTATCATCCGACGCGATATCGGCTATCGCCGAGTTTGCGGTATTTGCCGATGTTTGCGCGGAGCTCGCCGCAGTGGCCGCATTGTCTGCGGTCGTTTGTGCAGCATCAGCCGCCGTATCGTCGGTATACTTCGATGCAAGCGTCCAGTCCCCAGCAACATAAGCTCCAGATGAGCGCGCGGTCGTGCATCGCTTTATATCCCCGGTAGATCCCTCCGCCCAAAGATCGCCGACATCATACGGAGTCGTCGGCGTGGTGGTAAAACACCGTCGCTTCGCGTCCGCCGTTGCCTGCGCCGCCGCCGCGAGTGCGAGAGCCTCGGTTACGTCCGAATCGGTTATCTTCATCCACTGGTAGACGGTCGAGACGATGGCGAACCGGTACGCGTATCCGGTCGAAGTATCATAGTAAAGGTCGCCGAGGTGATTGTTTTTCGTCGCATCGTCGGTCCACGATGAAGCCGGGGCGTTGATGAGCGTCGGGACTGCGGCGTAGAACCAGGACGATATGTTACCGTCGATCTGTGATTGAAGGTCGGTCGCAAGTCCATCAGCGTAATCCTCGGCGGCACCCTGCGCCGCACTTGCCTTACTCGTCGCGTCAGCCGATGCCGCTACTTGCACTCCTCTGTTGGCTGCCGGAGAATCTGTAGTGAGCGACACCCGGTCCACTTCGGACCCCACTGCACGGGGAAGGAATACCGGAGCCTTGGATATAAGAGATTCGAACACAGGGGGGGTAATCGAGTCCTCGTCAAACACCGAAGCGTTATACGGAATAAGTGATAATTTAGCGGAAAGGTCCTCCTGCATTTCGATGCCAACCACAATGGCGGGGATAGTAACAAGATTTTCTGCCCCAAACTGAAATAGGTTATCCGATTCAATGCTCCCCGCGGTAAGAGGAGTGCTAAACGTAAGCGTATAGTTCTCCCCTTCCACGGTAACGACATCGGAAAGAACTGCCCCAGCCGCATTGCGTATGCGAACCTGGTAATTGGTCCCTGTAACCATCGTGCAGGGCTCATCGACAACGATAGCGGTAGGTTGACTGGAACCATCAAGGGACACGGATATAATCCTCCCCCACTGCCCCCCAACCAATAGTCCGTCATGAGCCACCTCAATTCGGTCCCCTAGGGTACAAGCCAACTGTTCCGCATCCATGAACCCTGTGTAGGCTTCAGGGCGAAGCGCCCGGCACTTCAATACATATCGCCCTTCCCGCATAATCTCATCGGGCGACGTGATACCCCAAGAACTGATGCTTTCCTTCGGCTCACTGGTTTCCGATCCCCCGTCCAGGTACACCAGTCGTTCATCGGACGCCCAGTCGTTCGTAGCGTCAATGAAAGGTATCTTTAGGAGCTGCGGTATTTCATCAAACTGCTTGGTCCACTGAAACCCCCACGAGTTGCGGGGAGTGAGGAGCTGCACGACGGTAGTGGTCGCCGCGTCCCAGCCCACGGAATACTTGCCATCCTTCATGTAGAAAAAGCCGCGTCCGGTGGAGCAAATAAGCGTAAGCAGTTGTTGGAGGGAGGTGCCTTCTGTAACTACCGCATTGCAGGTGTGAAATTGCGCCCCTGATACCGTGGCAGCACAGTAATCCCGCCACTGGACTAGCGTAGCGTAATCGATGTAGGTGGCAAGGTCCGCCAACGGCACAGGACGCGGATTGGCAGGACCAGTCAACGCCCACAAAAAGGCAGAGGCCGGAGAATACCGATAAGCTGCGTCTTCCGTCCAACTGGCTCCGGTAACCGACTCGGTGTACGTGGATTCCGCAATAAGCGATATCTTAGCGAGATTTCCCGATAACGCGGTAGTGGCCTTTACTTTAAGGTAGAGAAACGCGACTTTTGTGGGGTCGGCACAAACCGAAACCCCTGTTTTACTTTGAAGTGCAGACCACACCACAGTATCGTAAAAAGTGTACCCAGCTTGTTTCCACGGGCCTTGTTCCCGCGCAACACGAACTTCATATTCTCCTGCTGTAGGGGGCGTCACGGTAGACGACAATCTAATCGTTTGTTCCGCGGCAAATCCGGTGAGACTCCAGCTGGCCCCTACGAAATACGGCATCAATGTCCAGGACAAGGTACCCTTGGCTCGATAATATGCTCGTACCACGATGCCGTCATGGACAGCAACTCCCTTTGAATCATACTTAGCTAACCCTTGAGGAAACGTTAGCTGAACCGTAATTTCTTCTGTGTTTTTCGGCGTCGTCACCATATTAACAGGAGTGACAAAAAATGAAACGGAAGAGGTTTCATCCGCCAAACCCGTTGTTTCGTCGGCAAGAATTAGCCGGCGATTAGTTCCGGTTCCACCCACTTGGGTGACGTTCATCACAATGAACGCACCATTGTTTCCTGCGTTGGTGAACCCAGCAAAAGTAGCCATGACCCCCGGCTTGAAGCCAAGGGCATTTAGGTCCGTTCCTACTGGAGCGTCGAAGTACAAAGAAGCGGCAGTTACTGTGATGGAAAGAGCGGAAGTGGAGGCCGCATATTCGCTTCCTTCCAAGGTAATGTTGACTTGCTCTTCCTTCACGACATACTGAAAGGAAGCAGGGATAGAACCGTTGGTAAAACGTCCCGTGATTCCGGAATAAGGTCCAGTATTTACCAAGTCTCCATCGGAAGAAAGTTCCGCGGAAGCTACTGTAACCTCCCCGATTTTGACTTCCGAAATCTTTAGAGGAGCGTAGCCAACGGCGAACAGAAGATTCAAGAACAGGTCTTGTCCTGCGTTGTTCTTTACGTCTCCCCCACTTGGGGTTTCTATTGACGTATAGGGCGTTGTTGCGTAAAGCGGAAAAATCTTGTGTTTTCCGAAGATAATGGGGAGTTTACCGTCAGGATTGGATTGGTTGCTTGACCCGCGTATGTCAGGACGCTGGATTCCTTTTCCATCAACGCTATCTTCTTGAGTGGTTCCTTGGTACAAGGCGGAAATTATACGATAAGCCCCCGTGGAAATCAGAGCTAAACCCGCAAAACCAAGCATACCGGCAGCAACGGTAACTCCGGCAGTAAGAACTAACGGGGCGGCTAAGACTGAAGCAACCGCCAATAAAGCAGCCCCCCCAGCTACTTTTACCGCCCCTAATCCAGCCGACTCTTGATCATCTGTGCTCATCCCGCCAGCCGGAACCACCCTAAGGATGATGGTGTCCCCTGCTCTGGCCATATCTTCAGGAGTTACTTTTTCATCGTTTCGGATGGCAACTAGCGCAAGATGGGGGGAAAGGTCAGGGCAATAGGAGGAAATGACAGCGGGCTGAGCGTAGAAAATATCCCGTTCGCTCTTGAAGGGGTGCCGAAACAGAACAACTTTTACCGAAGCATCAATCGTCTTTTCGTTCACCTTGGCCCCCGTACACCCGATAGTACCCCTCGATCCGCGCCGCAATCCGAGGGGAAGTAACGCGGTCTAGTTTGGATAAATCCCGCCCGAGTATATCTGAGTGTAGCACGTAACCATCGCCTATGTAAAGTCCTACATGACAAGGAAAACGACCGCAGCGCATCACGACGATATCCCCGGCCAGGGGACACTGAACTTGCGGGATATTTAGCAGCGCAAGTTCCGCATCAATGAGTTGGGCGAACTCAGGTATGGATGGTTTTTCAATCAAATCGAACGAGGGAAGGCTTTTCCCGTATACTTCGTTCAGAACCAATCGAACTAACCCCCAGCAATCGACTCCTTCTCGGGTTCTCCCCCGAAACTTGAAGGGTAGCCCAATGTAGGAAGCAATTTCACTTCGGACAGCCATTCTTAATGAACACCAGGGAACATTTGAGCAGTAAACTCAACTGGCCCCATCTGGTTGTTGCGTCGATCTTCGTAGATAAGATCGCCGGATATGGTGTTTACGTCGGCTACTACATTACGCACCGTGAACGACCAAGGAACCAACTCTTCAAAGGTCGTTACTCCCAGCGTATCGTTGTAAAACATGGCACGCGCTACTATGGTGGGCGGAACCGTGATTGACCGTAACACTTCGATGATGGTTTGGTCGGTGGAATCGATAACGAGACGGGCGTTGGCGTTCCCCTCTTGAGTCATGTCGGGGGGGTCAAACCGGAAGGCGTAAGCCGTGTAGGTATTCCCGCCATACACCAAATCAACGTTATTACTGCAAAGATAAACGGGAGAGGCTATCCCGGCGTAGGTATGGTACAGCTCCAAGAGGATAGGTAGCACCGCTCCGGTGCTTTGGGAATAGAGTGCGGTTTTACTAGCGATCGTTAGGGTTCGGGCCATGCTACATCCTTACGGTAAAACTTCCTGCCGAACGGTGGCCAGGAACTCCTGCGAAGAAGCCGCAAAAGAAGGTGGCTCCATGAACCGAGCCTCGGTGAGTTCTCCTGTGAGTGGATTCGTCCAGTTGAAAGGCAAAGAGCCGTAGGCACAAAGCCGGTCGTGGAAGTCCTCTAAAATCTGTTTCTGATTCCAGGAAAGTTGGTACTGAAGTTCGTAGTACCGTGGGACTGCCGTATACCTCCGGCGGGTCTTTACGGGTCCGACTTCCATGTTGGTTCTAACGAGACAGGTTTCTTTTGTTTCTTGGTAGCCGTTTTGTAGAGGCGCAGAAGGAAGCGCGACATACGGTGTGGGGTTCGCATAAAGATAGGCGATTTCCATGGGGGATAGGGAACGGGCATATAAGCGGACTTCACTGAGCCAGCCATCAAGATTTTCCGTGTAAGTATAATTTGAACCAAGGGTCATTACTTGCGTCGCAGAATAATAAACTGCTGTTGGTGATGTTGTTACATTAGACGCCACTAACACGCCATTTTTATATATGTACATACCAATACCGGGATCAAAGACACAGGCAAAAAAAGCATCGTCGGTAATTTCAGTTCCGGTGGGGGCATTTAACGCCACTGCGTTTGTGCCGTCGGCTGATACTGCAAACCCAAATAGATTGTTAGTCCCGATGCTTGTGTAAAATCCCCGATTACCGCTTGCTGCGTATCTTGATACTATAACCTGTACTGCACCCCGACTTGTTTTCCCCTGTACCCACCCGCAAAGCGTAAAAGCACCAGTTGTCGGGAAATCTGTTTTATCCAATAAAACGTAATCATTAACCGCATCAAACGACAGCGCTTTCCCACCATTCGGCCCATCCACCGGAATACATCCGTTAATCGTGCCGTGCGTTGCGTTGCCAGAATAGTCCACGGCTGAGCCGGCAGAATAAGCTCCAGTGCCGACATATATAGCCTCGATGTAAACAGGGGTTACATTAGTGCTGGATGTGTTAAACGTTAACTCAAAATCTGTAAACCCCGTTCCAGAATATGCGTCAACCATCCCACTTACTGACCCTAATATACTTTTCATTACAGCCGAGCAATATATATCTCCGCCATAAACCGAGGCATAAATATTACCGTTAGGAGCGGCGCATATTCCTACCCTACTCCTAGCTGTTTGAGATAGGGCAACGAAATTACCATCTCCGGCGGTCTGCATATACATATCTCCGCCAGCAACCGAGGCATAAATATTACCGTTAGGGGCGGCACACATTCCTACCCAACTCCTAGTTGTTTGAGCTAGGGCAACGAAATTACCATCTCCGGCGGTCTGCATATATATATCTCCGCCATAATCCGCAGCATAAATATTACCGTTAGGGGCGGCACACATTCCTACCCAACTCCTAGTTGTTTGAGCTAGGGCAACGAAATTACCATCTCCGGCGGTCTGCATATATATATCTCCGCCAGCAACCGAAACATAAATATTACCGTTAGAAGCGGCACACATTCCACGCCACTCCCTAGCTGCTTGAGCTAGGGCAACGAAATTACCAGTTCCGGCGGTCTGCATATATATATCTCCGCCAGCAACCGAAACATAAATATTACCGTTAGGGGCGGCACACATTCCATACCACTCCCTAGCTGCTTGAGATAGGGCAACGAAATTACCAGTTCCGGCGGTCTGCATATATATATCTCCGCCAACGACCACAGCATAAATATTACCGTTAGGGGCGGCACACATTCCACGCCAATTCCTAGTTGTTTGAGATAGCGGATGGCTCGCAGAATTGCTCGAAGAGCTTATTTTTATTGTCGTTAAATCCGTCTGCGCACACCGCCATTTAATGCGGACAGTTTTTGTAGAGACATCTAGTGCTTTGTTCGCGCGCACAAAGGTAGCAGGAGATGACCCCGATGTCAAAACCAATTCGCCAGAAGCAGCTGTCACAACGGTATCGGCCCCCATTGTAGCCCATCCGTCTACGGTGGTGAATACCCCGTTATACGTGGTCCCCGCAGCGGAATCCGGCATATCAGGGACGTTATTGAAGTGATACCAACCCAACAGGCCGGGCTCGCGGATCGGGGAACCATATACGATAACATCGTCTAAACCGGAGGGCCAATTATAAGTCGCCATGCTACACCCTCCGTATCCCGTTCTTCCGTACCGTTGTGTTTACCATCTCTGCCCTCACTATATCACGAACCATAGTGCGAATCAATTTAGACCCGTCCGACTGGGTTATTTCCTCAGTGGTTGTGGCTACCTTACCGCTGGTTTGATCAATAATCTGCACAGTAACATTAGTATTTCCCGCCGATCTTACACCAAGTTCCCCAGAAGCTGTTCTGGTTAGTGGCATAACAGCTTCTGGGCCTGCTTCAGCAAATACGCCCACACCATTAGCGAACGCAAACATTCGGGGAGAGTTGTAGATACCCCCGGAGTACGCAGACAAAGACGGGGAGGCGTATACGTTTCCGAGTGCGTTTACGGTCGTGGCAGCGCCGGTCACCGCTGTGCTGGTTGCTTCAGTGCTTCCGCCGTCCCAGGTTCCGGCCGAGGCAATGGTTGATATACCGCCTGCGGCCAAAAGAAACAACCCGAGCCCAATAGACGCAGGCGTACCTTTTATAATCAGGGATAGTCCTGCTTCAATGAACAATGAACCCATCTGGGAACCCAGTTCTTGTAACGAAGCAGCCATCGAATCCAGAACATTTCCTCCTTCACCAATAGTTCGGAACACATCAGTGAGAGCGCTAACTGCTTGCCCTTGAAACGATTCTTCTAGCGTCTTTTGAATCTCCGAAAGCGGGCCAACATTTATCTGCGCCCCTAAGAAATCCTGATAATCCACGCCTAACTGGGAAGACTCCTCTTGTTTACCTGTCTTGGGTTCAACGTAGGGGTCAACGTAGTATGGCGTAGGACGTCCAAGAAGGGCATACCTTTCTGCTACTTCGCGTTTAGTATTTATTGGTGCGCGATAGAACGCCGAGTTTTCGCCGAGAAGACCACGCTCTACCTGAGTGTATATGTCCTTTTTGTTTGGGTCCTCGGGCTCCAAAGCAGCGCCAACCGCCTCTAGCCCGAGTGGTGTCAAGCCTCCAACCCCTTCCCATGGATGATGCGCAGCAATTGCACTTTTCCAGGTGTATGCTACTACATAAGGTTTCCCAAAAGACTCAACCCCTTCCGACGGCGGTAACTCAGTGATGGCTAACTTGGGTATAGCACGCAACTGGTCAAACAAAGGAGAAGAATATCCCATGGCAACACTAACAGCGGAATCAAGAACTTCCTTACCTACGGCAGCCGAAATAATTCCGGCGGAAACGGATTCTTTTATCGTTGCCGTTACTTCAGCGAGATCGTCCATAGTAATGTTCTTGTCTTTTATTCGCGCGAGGAGCGCGGCGTATTTTTCAACCGTTACGAGGTAGGCATCAAAAACAGTAAGCGTACCGAGTTGTTGTTGGGTAGGCATCCCTCCAACGAAAAGAAAGTTTGTCTCTGCTAAAGGTCTTTCCGCCTCATAGCGAACAATATCAGCAATACCGGCGGCTTGGGGAGAATCAAAAGCGAATCCCATGCCGTAAGCTCTCTCTTGAAAACTTTCTTTTGCTTGAAGCATCTCACCTAACATATCGTAGGCTTCGCCGTAATCCCCTTCCAACTGCCTAATAGTGCGCAGCCTTCCTTGTAGCTCTTGAACAAGAGCCAACCAAGGTTCTTTTTTCGCTTTTGCTTCATCGGCAGCCAATGCTAGGGCTTCCGAATCTTTTCTCTCTGCCGCTTCCGCTTCCGCTTGCTTTCTGGCGAACTCTTCGTTTTTAGCAATAAGAGCATCAAGCGCTTTCACGTCGGCTTCCGCCTGTAGATAGCGTTTTATTAGGTCGGGGTTTACATCTCGGAGTAACTCAACACCACCAGGGACAACATAGCCAGTCGAGTATATGTCGTAAGGCTGTACCCCAGCACGTGCTCCAGTTCTTCCAAGACCGGCGACTCCCGCCTCAATTTCCCTGTAGATATCTGCTTTTGCCCCTCGCGCCCCCTGCTGCGCTGCATATAGATCGATTCCGCCGTAGTCGGCTTGCCCAATGCCAACAGCGGTCCTTCCGTATTGTTCCTTGAACATGTTGAACTGCTGGCGCTGTACTCCGATATCCAATGACCGTGCGAGGCGATCCGCTGTCGGAAAAAGGGCGTCCGCAACAGTGAGCCCTACTCCGGCTACCCACTGCTGTAAGGACGCTAGGGCTTGCTTGAACTTTCCTTGCGTAGTCTCGTCAGCAAGGCGCTCATACGCCTTCCTAAGTGCTGTTCCTTTGTCTGTGATCTTAGTGAGCGCTTCTTCTAGTACGGCTCCTGTTATTCCGCCTTCCCTGGCAACTTCTCTGAGCTGTGCGGCAGGGACACCAAGAGCATCCGCCAACGCCTGAGCAATAGGAATGCCGGCATTAAATAGCTGGCGAATATCGTCGCCATAAGTTCTTCCTTGTTGCGTTACTTGCCCAAAAACTAGAGCTAAGCGACTCATGGCCTCAGTGTCGCCGCGGGTAGCGACGGCGAACATCTCGGCTAATGGTACGAGTCGCGCGGTTTCTACCCCAAAACCCTTTAACCGAGTCATCACGTCTTGAGTTACGCCAAGATCAAGACCGCGTTTACGGGCTAGCCCCTGAAGTTGCCCAAAGGCAACCGAGGCGGCTTCAGCGCTTCCAGTTAACGCCTCAATGCGTACAGTGGTCATCTGTAAGGCGCTTCCGGCGTCGTAGAATATCTTGGGGAAATCAAAGACCACGGCCTTAATCATAGTAAACGCGCGTTGTGCTAAATACATACTTGTACCAACGCGAAGCATCCCGCCGATCAGCCCCTCAACACCAGTTCGGGCGCTGAACAACTGCGCACCGAAATCTGTCCAGTCCCTCGTCGTCTTTTTCACAGCGGCCCCGCCGTTAGCGAGACGCTGTTGCATTAAAGCAAGCTGGGTATTGAGCTTCTCCACCTTGAGCCGATGAAGGTCCGACGTGCGTGCGGCGGCTTCTTCAGCCGTTCCCATTGCAGCTAACCGCACCTTGGCTTCAGCAAGACGAACAGCGTAGAGTTCCGCGCTTGTCATTAACTTCTTTAGGTGGGAATTATAAGAAGTGGCCGTTAGATTCGCCTTAGCCCAGGCGGCTGTTAGTCTTACGGTTTCGTTGACTACCTTCGTAGCCTTTCCGTGAAGGGCCTCAAGGTTTCCTGCGGCGGCGGAGGCACCTTTGGAGTCGATCTGTACAAGAAGACTAGCAACAACATCGCCCATTCTAGCCTCCTCCTCACTTCGAGGCCGATTCCTTCAGAATCTCCCCGACTGCCACAGACGCACCTTGATCCATTGCCATTATAGCCGAAACTTCGATGGGGGTCAACTTAACGCCGAGCACCTGCTCGTAGGCGTAGAGGTCTTGGTAGGTTATGCCATCTCCCCGACGAAGCTCCATGAAGCGGTAGTACCAATGCTCGAATCCCACCGGAACGGAGGCCGTGTCGAGTTGCGGATCGTGAACTCCCGACTGCCGTTCTACCGACTCAAGCGTACTTCTAAGGGAGACCCCACTTTTCCTTGGGTAATCAAGCAGGAATCTCCCATACACCGCGTCTTTTAGTTCTTTAATCCGCTCGGCATAAAATTGCTTCGGTCCTGATAGAACCGGAGGACTTGATCCCGGATGTAGGGGCCTTTGGTGTAGAGTTGACGGGCGTTGGCGTCGTTGAACTCAAACTCTTTGCCAGCCCACTGGATGTTCTTCCATCCCTTCGTCATGCGGATGGCCTTGTCAATGAGTTTGTCTACGCTCTCCCCGTCTTCCCCGTCCTGCTTGCCGCCCTTCTTCCCCGCCGCAGCAGCCAACTGCTTCCATGCAGCCTTCTCGGTTTCATTAGCGATCTTCGCCGCTTCGTGCGAGTCGGGGCCAAAAACGAGAATCTGGCAATCGAGCGGGTCGCCGTTCAGGTCCAGAATCGACATCCACTCGCCCTCTTCGCTCTTGTCCACCGTGTTAAACAAAGACAGATCGGCCATGATTTCCCCTAGAAACAAAGTACATGCACAGCACATGCGTGCGGTGCCTTAGTGGCCCCGGCGGACCATTTGGTCCGCCGGGGCCACTATGCTACGCCGTAAGACGCGAAACCCTCATGTTCACCGTGATCCCGCCCTTGGCGGATACCGCGGCGTTTTCGAGCGCCATCCACTGCACGTTCTGAAGCACCTTGGTCTGGTCCTTGGTGTCGCCAAGCCCCGAGAGCTTCACGTTCGGAATGTCGATGGCGTAACCGACCGCCGTATCTGGGTCCATGAGCCGCAGCGTGATGCCGTAGGTGGTTTCCGCCCGGTAGGCCGTCCAGAAGGTCGAGTCGGTGAGGTAGATGTCGAAGGTGCCGCTCAGGTTGCTGATGCCCTTACCGATACCGTAGGGACAGGTGGCGCCGACCGGGAACAGTTCTTCGAGACCGTTGGCTCCGTTCAAGGTGAAGTTGGTGATGACGCCAACCGTCTGGTTGTCCACCATGAGGTAGGTGAGCGAGTCGTTGGCCGTCATCGGGCTAGAGGTAGCCGCAGCCGGCCAAGAGGCCGCCGCCGCAATCGTCGAGTACAACGAAGCGTTCGTGGCAGCTAAGGCACGAGTAGCGCCGATGCCGAGAACACGTCCCTGGAAGCCGAACTCGCCGGTGATGATCTGATCGGGGGTGATCGACAGGGAGAAGGTGTCGGCAACGGCGCCAATCGCCATTTTGTCGAGGGTAATCGCCGCCGCCTGATCGGTGTAGGCTTCGTCGAAGGCGATGGACTTGGTGGTTGTGCCGGGGACGACGTAGGCCATCGGAGTGAGCGTAGTCGAGCCTTGCGCCGCACCGGAAGGAAGCGCCTGACCCGCCGCCAAAGTGAAGCTGGTGGTGCTGGAGAAAGCCACCAAGCGGTAGAACCCGTTGAGAGTCGTCGCCGTGGTGCCAACCAACTTGTACCACTTACCGACATCGGTAGCAGCCAACACGGTGCCTCCGGGAGTTCCGGCGGTAACCACGGTGAGGCCAGCGCTGGGCGCGGCCATGGCGAAGGTCGTGAAACTGGCGGCGGTGCTGGCAGCGGTCCACGCCGCACACATCCACGACTCCATGAAGTCGTCAAACTGCTGCGAGGCGGCGGCAGCCGCGCCCGCATAGAACAGCTCGAACGGAACCGTGGCGCGGGTCTTCCGCGTACCGAGACGCATCCCGGTTACGGCGCGGCGGTTGTTGAGTTCCGCGCTCTGAAGCTGGGAACGCTCTTCGTTGAGTCCGGCTCCGGTCAGTTTGCGGACGACCGTATACGCCGTACCATTCGGAACGGCCCACGAGGTCTCTTTGTTGTAGGCGAGCTGAACGCCAGTACCTTCTACTAAAGCCATCTTGGGCCTCCTTAATGCCTCTAATCATCCTGCGTAAAGGGAACGCGGACCACAGCAGTATACCACCCATCGCCCAAATTGCCAAGATGGCGGGCGGTAGGTACTTGACAATGAACATAATGAGTCGGCGCGGCGGCCGGATACCCCAATGAAGTGCCTTTAGCGAACGCGGCGCGCACCGCGTCGAGCGCGGCGTTCAGCGCGTAGGTGCCGGCGGGGTTGCCAAAGCTATCGTTGAGCGGGCAGCGAACCGTTACCTGAAAGATTCCTTGGTGGCGGTCCAGGGCCTCGTGTCCAAGCCCTGCGGCGAGCGTGTCGCCATAAATGGTGAACAGGGAGAAGTTCATCGAGTACGCCGGAGGCTCCACCTTCGGGCCATTGGGGTAGGCCACATAGGCATAACCGAGCGTGGCGAAGCGCGCGTGGAGGGCACCTTCAATTTCACGTAGACCCATCGCCTCTACCCCCTACCCGCGGCTTTTCGAGCCTCTTCCGCCACAATCTGTTGCCACTTCATTTGTTGAATGGCCACCATCCCGTTAGGCGCCTGTGACGAATGGCCATTCGACACTTTGGGCCCATTCGGGTACCCGCCATATTCCAATAATACTATATAGGGCTTATGATTTGCAAGGTAATAGGTCTCATTCGCGCTCGGTTTCCACTTTTTCGCGGCCCCGCGAATAGCGGACTTGGCTGCTCCTCCGGAGGGATCGTTGTTGTTGACATCAGAGGGTTCCGTGTCAACATTAGCATTCCAATCCCCGCGCGCCACGATATCGTCTCCAGGAGGGTCGTCTATCGGAGTCCCCTCCACGATGCCGTCAGAAAGCCGCACCGCCGAGTTCCGGCAAACCTCATCGATCCGGTCCTTGGTAAGTTGCTCGAAGAACTTGATCTGAAAGAGGAAGTTTCCTGTTGATGGGCTCGACATCGAGCCAGTAGCGCTCATGTCGCCTACTGCCTACACTGCAACTCCCAAACGAGGGTAACATCCCCCGGCTGGGTGGGCATGACGTTGACGATGTTCAGCACAGTGGTGCCAATGACGAGCTTATCCGATTGCGTTGGAATAGGTAGATCAGCGGCAATGAAACGTCGATCAGAGGCCAGAATCGTGGTGTTGTTGATTTCGTTGAGCTTGTACTTTTTCTCAACAGCGTGGCCGGCAATGTCCACCGGGGTCGCGGCGGGGTCCACGTACACGTAGGTCCCCGGAGCCGCGTCAATTTCCCACTGATACCGGCCTTGTTCCGTGTTCCAACTCTTCGTGTACCCGGCCGTTGTTCCTGGACGGCGTAACGATACGGCTTTCCCGTACTGCGCGATGAGGCGTTCGATAGTGCCGGTTTTGAGCGCGTTATAGTCCACGGCGCTACACCCGGAAGACGGCCAACACGCCGCCCGAGGAAGTCAGTAGCGGGGCCATTGCCTTGTTGACGGCGGTGTACTGCGTCGATGACGCCGCCCAGTCTTGGTAGACGATTTTCACGGCGCCGGCGATGTTCTCTTCCTTTATCGCGCCACCGCGAGAGTTCTCCGGGGTAAGGGCGCTCGGGGTTTCCAGTTCGACGAGGGCGGCTTCGGCTGCCGCGCGCTCCAGGTACACCGGAATGCCAGACAGGGGGTGTCCGTCGAGGTCTTCAGCGTCTTCCCGCGGCCATTCAAGGGATTGGGTAGCGAGGAGCTTGGTGCCGCGGAACCGGCCGTACCAAACGCGGTCGATGGCCATGGTGGCGCGGATGAGGGCGGCTTGCTTCGTGGCGTCGGAACCAACTTGAGTCTGCACGAGGGTGGCCGCAACGCCGGTCGCAGCCGCGGCGAACGAGTAGGCCCCAGCGCGAGGGCCGGGAGCAGTGGCCGTGAAAATAGCGACGGCATCGGAACCGGAAACCGTCCACCCGGAAAAGCTCGTGGCGCGGATAATCGCGGCAACGGCGTCAGCGGTGGCGGCAGCGTTGGTGACGGCAACGGTGAAGGCGACAGCGTTGAGGGTGATTGTCAGATCGCCGTCAACCGAGCAGCCAGCCGTTACGGTGAGGGTGCGAATCTCAGTTTCGGTGGAAAGGCCGACCCAATCGGCATGGCCGAGGTCGCTGTGATAAGCGTCGGCGTCCGCCACCGAGAGATACGAGGTGGCATTTGCTAAGCCTGTGCCGTCTTCAACTACAAAAGCCATCTACGCCCTCCTAGCTAGGGGCTCCCGGCCGCCCATTAGGGCGGCCGGGAGCCCATTCTTACGCAACGAGGCCGAACGCCTCTTCGTACCAGAACAAATCGAAGTACCCGATGGTCGCGGTGACAGTCCCCGCATTATGGAACTTATAAACGTAATCGGTGTCCGGTTTCAAAACGCGCTCCATAGCCGCGCCAACCCCACCACCCGTCCCTTGCGAACCAGACTTTTCCCCCGCCTGGAGCAAGAGAATCGACGTTCCGCCAGAAACACTGGTAGCGTTCGTGGTCAATACGGAAGAAGGGACAAGAGGGCTGTTGCGATTAAGGTTAAGCGGGACCGCCGCATCCCCCGCCGTAAAGGCCGCCCCCTCCAAGAGGGTAACGACGAGAAGGTTGGCGCTGGAGGCAAGAACCGCAGGACGAAGATGAACATATTTTCCAGACGAAGCCGGCGGCGTCCTGAATGAAACGTACCATTTGGCGTCCTCGGCAAGAGAACCCGTTGTCCCAACGAGGGAGAAACCTTTTCCCAAATGGATGTACTTATGGTCGTTATCCGATACCGCGAGAAACCCCGCTAACGGGTCGCGCGCAGTTTCGAGAATATCAGCTACCCGTTCGATGGCACTCATTTTGGCTCTCCTTTCGGCGCGCGTGGCGCCTTGGGCACATAGGGGTCGAGGCGGAGGTTGGCGTGTTGGTTCGACTCCTTGAGGGCTTCCTCCGTTTCCGTCAACGACACGGTCGGGCCTTGCTCTATTGAAGCCAAAGGCTCCAGAACTTCCTTAAACCCGCTTTTCCGCAAGATATTGGCCTCACGCTCGGTTTCGACTTCCACTTCGCCTTTCACGAAAGAACAAAGCATACAGTTGCGTTCCGGGTCCCACACATGCCCACTTCCTTGAAACTTAAAAGACATGGACGCTCCTCAAGAGAAAAGGTAGGGGCGGGGTTGTCCCCGCCCCCAAAAACTAGGCCGTGGTAGCGATGCCGCCCGCGGCCGCGGCGGTCGGCGCGATGACGTTGTTCCACACGTCGGTGCCCCAGCCCGTCGCGTTGTAGACCGCGCAGTCTTTGAGCAGAATCTTGTCTACGGCGCCGGACACGATGTGGACGGCGGCCGGAACCGTAACCGACGTGGTGAAGTTGAACGTGCAGTCCTTGAACTCCGTTCCCCGTCCACCGGTCGTGGTGTCGCTCTTGACGCCGCCGTGAGCCGTGCCCGCGGAGACGCGAGCGCGAACTTCCACGCCCTCGAAATAGTTCCGGGCCACCTGACCCGACAACAGGATGTCGGAGTCGGCGTGGTCGCCGTGATCGAAGGTGTCGGAACCGATGGTGCCACCGTAAACCGCAACCTCTTCCGCGGCCGACAGCTTCAGGCTGTACTTGGTCGCCGCCGAAGCCGCGCCCGCGCCGCCGGTGATGTGGCAGTTGATGAAGGCATTGCGAGCACCGGAGACCACGAGGCCGCCGATCTCTTTGGCATCCGTGCCACCGTTCCAGAACATCACGTTGATGAAGGTGTTGTTGGTTCCGGAAATGGTCATCAGGTTCACGTTGTAGGACGTGATCGAACTGATCCCGCCCGCCGAGGCCACGAGGTTGGTGGTCGCGGTCAGGGTGAGTGCGGTGACGGAGGCAACCACGTGGGTCGTGGTCTGATCGCCCGCGCAGGTGAACTTCATACCGGCCACCCAACCATCGGTCAGGAAAGAGCCAGCGGCGCGGGTGATGGTCTTGAGGTCAGCGGCTTCGACGGTCAGAGCCGCGGTCGTAACCACGGTCTTGTTGGCAATGCGGGCCCTCTGGTAACTCTTGGTCGGGGCGCAGGCGCCGAACACCGTAACGCCGGAGAGCGTCCACAGGTCCTCAGCGGTGAGGTAGGAGGTGGTCTGGGACGAGGTGCCGGTGCCGCGGGAAAGCAGACAGATGCCGTCGCCAGCGCCATCGACCATCCGCGCGCGAGCCGCAGCCCACGTGGTCGCGGTGGTCGGCGTGGTGCCGTCATTGCCCGCGGCGCCGGAGGTGGGATCGACGAACTGCCACGTGCCGCGGATCATCGGCAGCGTGGACATCGCTTCGAGGTCGGAAAAGTAGTCGCGCGCCGGCGGCCAGAAACCTTGGGGGATGGGTTTACGCATGGTTAGCTCCTCGCTTGAATGACCCGAGGCTTCGGATCATAAATGGTGAACGTATTCGCAGCGGCAGAACCGGCGCGAACATTGAAACTGAGGGTAAGGTCCACGGTCGGCAGGCCGGTGGAGAAAGCCGCCACCTTGACGCCATCGAGATAGAACGTGAGGATCGTGCCGTCCCAGTCAATCTCGTACTCGTGAGCCGAGGTATCCATAGTGCCAACCAGCGCGGTGTTGGTCTCGACGCCAGCCAGATGGGTCTTAGCGTAGATGCCGGTAGCGTTGTCGAGCTTGGTGAAGAACACGCCCTCAACGGAAGGGGAGATGGCGTGGCCGTCAGAAACCGCTAAAAGATCAGTTTTGGTGGCAGCAAGGCCGAACAGGAAGTCGGACTGCGTGGCCTCACCACACTTCCATTTGCCGTACAGCTTGAAGGGCTTTCCGGCATCCAATTTGACAATTTCACCGAGAAAGGAACCATTTAGGCCCGCGTAATCCGTGGCGGGGGTGGTAAGAGTAAACGCTTCCCCAGAAGTGAGGGACTGCACCATCGTAGGCGTGGAGCCAGTAACCGTAAGAGTGAGTTTGGCGGCCACGTCCAAGAGTTGTTCCTGAGCGTCCCCCCACACCTTATGCCAACGGGTGCCGATGCCCGCAACGTTATCTTCGACGATACCGAAACTCGTTTGCGCCGGCGTCAAAGGGCTGATTTTGAAGATGCTCATTCATGGCCTCCTTGTGGGCATGAACAATGGCTCCCGGCCGGCTACTGCCGGCCGGGAGCCATTACTTAGGCAGTGGCGAGACCGGTGATCTTCCCGTGGTTCTCCTCGGCACCGTAGTCCATGCCGATCTGAGCATACAGGAAGCCGCCGTAAGCCGCAGCCGTGGTAGCGGTCGGTTGCCACAGCACGTCCACGCCGTCCACAGAGTCGTTGACCATGCCGGTGTTCTCGGAGAACCGGACCGGAACGAAGACCGGGGAGCAGAAGGATAGGTCCGCGACCAACAGGGTGCTGGTGGGGATGTTCGGGGTATAGATCGCGCGGAACACGCCGAAGTCGGTCTCAATCATCTGGATGTTCGAGCCGCCCTCGTTGCGGGACTGCGGCACGTACTCGTAAATCTTCGAGAGCTGCTGCTTCTGGTACGCATTGACCAAGAAAGCGGAGTTCTGGAAGAGGGCGCCCGAGGCGGCCATGGTGCGCAACAGTTGGTCGATCAGGGTACGGGAGAGGGCGGCGCCGCCAGCGGCGACGGCGTTGGTCGTGGTGCCGGTGATGATGCCGCGGGTCGTGGCGGCAGTCGCGGTGTTGGTAGCAGGGGCGTAGGCGCCGTTCAACAGAGAATACTCCACGTCCACAGCCATCTGGCGTAGCGAGGCGAGCTTCTGGAAAGTCAGTTCGTCGGTTACCGGGTTTCCCTGATTGGTGTTGATGCCGGACATGAGGCCGTATTGTGACTGTTTCTTGAAGGACACCTGCACCGGGTATTGGAAAATCTGCGCGGTGTTGGTGTCTTCAGCACGCGTGTAGGTAATCGGGACGAGAGTGCTGGTGGAGGCGTCTTCCGTGACGGACGGCTGGGAAGCCGCAGCCAGCGCCCACGGCTGAGCCATCGCGTAGGTGAACGAGCTGGACCGCTTGGACATGCCGGCGATAGCGTTTAGAAAGGGAGTTTTGTTCTGCCCGACGAGGAAAAGTTCTCCACGATAGTTCAGAGTGTCCGATTTGGTCATTGGCATGTAATGCTCCTTACTTTAAGTAAGGCATTGCCTACTTCGCTAGTCGCGCCAGCTGGTCTTTGAGTCTGACCGCGGTGCCAACATCACCTTTGGCAATTGCCTCATCGTACTGTGCTTCCAATCCCTTGGGACCGCCAATCGATCCGGGGGCGAAGGCACCCTGGGAGCCGCCGCCCGACGTGCGGGGCGCGGCAAGTAGTTGCTTGGCGACGGTCGAGGTTTTGCCCCAGTTGGCGACGTAATCGGTCAAAGGCGCTTCCACCTCGACACCATCCTCGCCCTTCATCTTGGCAAACACCCGGCGGGCGCCGGAATCTTCAACGACGACCTGTACTTTGGCAGAGAGAAGGTCGAACACTTCGTCGGCGGCGGCGGGGTCTTTCAGGGAAAGCACCCCAATGGCCCGACGCAACTCGTTTTCTTTCACGAGGTTCGTAAGGCCCTGCGCTTCGCGCTCGGCTTTGTCCGCAAGGCTCTTGGCCAACGCCTCGTAGGTCTTGCGTTCTTTGGCGAGCGTACCGGTAGAGGCGGATAGGTCTTTGAATGCCTTTTCCTTTTCCTCCAACTTCTTTTGCGCTTCCTCGAAATCCGACATCAGGTTCTTGATGCGCTCTTCGCTTCCGCCGTCACCAGCTTTGCCCGCAGCTGCCTTCAGGTCGCGGAGTTCCTTTTTGTAGGTCTCCATGTCCCGTGCCTGCTTGGCAAAAACTTCATCCATCTTGGTAAAGACCGGTGCCAACTTGGCTTCAAACGCTTCTTTCTGGTCTTCGGGCAACAGCTCTAAAAGACCTTCCTTCACCTCGTCCTGAAAGCTCATCCGTCGTCCTTTGCTCCCGGCAACTGCCAAGGGGCCTGTTTTGGTAAACATTCCCCGCTCAACCGAGTAGGGTTTCTTCTATACACTAAAACTACTATGTAGATTTGTCAAGTGCCCATGGTGTACCGGGGGAACAGGAGTTCCCCCGGTACACCATCGCTAGGGTGCCCCAGCTCCAATGTTCTGTCAGGAGTATGTGGTGTACTCCTGACAGAACATTTCTAAAGCCCCCTAGCTCTCCGTCTGCCTTGGTTGGCTCTGCTTCGCCGCGATCGACGCTGCCGGGTTCTTGGCAGTACCCAGCGCGGCACTCGGATCGCCGAAGGCGCCGCCTGAGTCAGCGCCTACCACTACCGGCACCCCGGCCGCTCCGGGAGTCATGCTCTCAATCTCTTCCAAGTGCTGTTCGTAGGTCTTGTCCGGTCGAATCACGCCGCCCGCCACGAGGGCGTCGTAGAACTCCTCGCGGGAGAGGGCCTGACTCTGGAGGGCGCCGATGAGGGCGATGATGGTCTGGCTTTCCATGGCGCCGGGCAGGTAGTCGGTCGGGAGGCGGTAGACGATTTCCTCATCGTCGGAACCAATTCCTAGGTAATCGGCCGCAATGTTCAAGGCTTGTGTCAGAGCAAGGGAGATGTTGTTGGCCATGGCGGCCAGGATGGCTTGCTCGCCGGAGCGCTGAATCGCCGCGGTCTCGGCGGCTTCCGCGGCGCGAGAATCCATCGACAGGATTTTGTTGCCAAGCATAGCCATGGCGTCGGTGTATTCGGCCATCAGCTCTTTTGTGGGCTGGATGCCGTGCCCCATCATCTCCAAGTACTTGGCATCGCCGCCCGTGGCCAAGTTGATAGCGCTGGTGGGCCCGAGCTTTACGGAGGTGGCTACGCCGCCATCCTCGGTGAGGAGGTTACCAAAGAATACGGGGGTGGGCAGGTCGGCCCAATGCACGGCGTGGTTGCGGTCAGCGCTGGCTTGGTAGTGATGGATATTTAGGAATGCCATATCAAGGAGCGGCGGGCGCTGCACGGAGGCGGTGTTGCGCATGGGACCCAGGAACACGAAGGGGATGTACCGAATCGGTACGCCGGCTTGGTACACGTACTTCTTGGTGGCCTCGTCGCGGATGACAAAGGAAATCTTGCCGTCCTCGCCTTCCACGGGCTCATGCACCTCGAATACGCAGTAACCGTCGTCATCGATACGGAGGACCCGGATACGGTTCTTCACTTCCGTACTGTACGGACCCACCGGTTCCTCAAAGGACTCGCGGAGTTTAACGTAGGTGAGTACACGGCGGTTGCCGACCCGCCCCTCGCGCCAGTCGAGGATATCCTTGGCCTTGAACAAGACAAAGTAGGGTCGGTTGTCGTCCTCTTCGGCCTCGGCAACGGACAGAGAGGGGGTGACAATCTCGGGGTAATCCACCAGCACTCCGCCGCGCCCCACGGCCAGCGTCTCGTAGAGGCAATCCATGGCGAACGAGTCCAGAGACACGCCGGTCATGGTGATGTCATCTTCCAGGTCGTGAAGGGGTTCGGGGGCGATGAGCACCGGCTTTTTCTTGCCGACTAAGCCCAGCATGGCATCAAGGGCGCGGGCGGTATAATTAGTGAACGCGGCGCGCGTCTGGTAGGCATCGTACTCGGCTTCGGTCATGCCGGAGGGCATGGGGAGGTATAGGGTGTTCTTACTTTTTACCTGATCCTCGCCTTCGAGGACATCGCGCATGAACTCCCAGCGCGCCCAGGACCTGCCATAGCTCTCGTGAGTCGATTCAACGTTTAAGGGGAGTGATACAGACGCCATGGGTGGGTCTCCTTACTTCTTGCTTTTCCCGGCCTTATCGAGGGCAATCGCCTGTTTAGGCGAATAGCCCTCTTCGTGCTGCTTTGCGATATTGAAGGGCCTCCTCTTCTATAGAAGAATATCACTATATAGCGGCAGCTGCAAGTATACGTTAAACGCCTAGTACCTTGACGCGGCGCATGGGGTCGATTATGGGCATGAACCAGTTCACCATGTAGGCACAGGCGTCGGTCAAGTGGTCCAGCCCCGAGTTCTTGTCCGGCTGGTTAGTGCCCTCTACGTAAGTGAGGCCCATAAAACACTTCTGAAGAGTTTTTGTGGTGCTGGGGTGGAAGAAGATGCGGGACTTACCTGAAGCGTCCAAAAGGGCAGCGTTCATGGTGTTGATTTTGACGCTCATCTCGTAAGGGCCGGCGGGGGAGAGTACCTGGAACCCGGCGCGCTGCAACAGAACGAAATCGGTTACGCCGAAAGCGCTGGAAGTATGTTTTGCATGGCCAGAAGGATCTGGACACGCGAGGATTTGGTTCTTGGGATATCGCAGACGGATTTCGTTTGCCATCATCTCCGTATTGCCGTTGACGATACTTATTTCCTGGATGACGTGTACTTGTTCGCCGGCTTTCACCGCGACAACCGCGGTCATGGGGTTGATGTTAAAATCCATTCCCACAAGCAGTTGCGTAGCGGGATTTTTCGCCATTTCAATGGATGAGGATAAATCTTTGACGTTGTTCTCGATAGAAAAGGCGTAGTACACGCGCCCGGCAAGGTTCTCAAACGAAGCCAGAAACTCCTGGCGAAAAATGCGCGGGTCCATGTCCCGCGTCGCCGCCTCCAGCTCTTCCGCCTCGACGTTGCCGCCTTCCGCGGTGGTGTAGTGGTGGTAGAACCAATTCTTGTCGCCCACATTGTCCATGCACAGGTCGAAAAACCAATTGTAGCCGGCGGGGGTGGAAATGAAGAGCGCGGCGCCTTTGCGGTCGGCCAAGGCGGGGCGCACAACGTCCCACACGTAGGCTTGCATGAACGCGCACTCGTCGAACACACAGAAGTCAAGCGCGTTACCGCGCAAGGAGTCGGGGTTGTCGGCGCCCTTTATTTTGATCTCACTCCCATTAACAAGAGTCATCGACAGCTCGGTTTCGTTCTTTTCCTTGATGTAGGCGGCGGGGATGTATTCTTTAAGGGGCCGCCACATCAGTTCCTTCGCTTGGCGGTAGGTGGGGGCCACGTACCACACGCGGCGACGTGGGCTAGAGAGGGCGGCGCGTAAGAGTTCGTTCCTGGCAAGAAACGTCTTACCAAAGCGGCGGCCGGCGGCAACGGTACGGAAGCGGTGGAAATCAGAAAAGATGACCTCTTGTGGGGCAGAATGAGAGAATACCAGCGGAGGAAGTACCGAGCGCCGGGAAATCACGGGTTCTTCCCCGGCTTGCAGTGACCGTTGTCGTACAGCACATTGTACACGCCCTTAACCACTGAGGTTAAGTAGTACGCCAAGCGTTCCTCGTCCTCCAGGGACCCTCCGCCTTCGCCGGGTCCATAATTCATCGCAAAGCGCGAGACAAAGCGTTCGTGGGCCATTGCCACGTGGAGGCACTCGTGGGCAACTATCCCCACTCCAAGATTTTCCTCGTTCAGGAAAACTTCAGCGTATGGTTGGCTGGGGTCAATGGAGATAATGGGCTGAACGAGGCCGAGGGTATCCTTGAGGCTTTCTAGCGTGTGTATCGGCTTCCACTTATCGGCAACGGAGCGCTTGGCAATGCGCCGGCGCATTGCCTTTGCGGTTTTATCCACGAAGAGGTGAATGAAATCGGTCCAGCCATCTCGCTGGAGGGTGTACATCGGCATAGGTTAGGTGAGTACCGGAGTAACGCCACCTTTCGCGGAGGGTTCGATGACGTCCTCGACTGGCGCGGGGGCGATGGTCTTGCCGCATCGTTCACAGGAGATGAAACCGTCAGGAAACTGCACTAACGAGGGTTTCAGGCAGCGGGGGCAGAGGGCGTCGATGAGAATGGGGGCAAGGGATTTGGCCATGATAGTCTCCTTAGTATCCCCGTTTCGTTACCACGGGGGCAGGGATTTCGGGGGTAGTCACGCTGAGCGCGGCGCGCGGCGAGAAGTCCTCTGGGTCAAGGATTTCCAGTACCTTAATCAATTCTTTCGAGATTCCCCGCCCAATGTTGTCTACTGCGAGGCGGTCAAGCTGTGTAGCGCGAATCGAAGTGACCTCGGCTCGTTTTACTTCAAGGAGTCTTTGGAAGGCGGGGTCGCCTTCCAAAGACTCCATGTCTTCGTCGGACAAGCCCGCAGCGTAGTAGCTCTTAATCGGCGACAACCCCACGCAATAGTTAGCGACGACCAGCGTTCGATACTCCTCCGGAACAGCGAGCGCTGATGTCAATGGCGGGAGGCGAAGGTTTTCGCCATTGCGGAGAGAAGTATTTTGGCCGGAAGATCGCATGGTGCTATCCATATTACATATTGTATTTACTATATAGGGATTTGTCAAGTACTTGTAGTACTTGACGGAGGGATCGGCGTAGAGCGCGGCTCGTGGCGCGCTTCAGCGGGGGGCAAACGGAGAGGCCACACAGTTTGGCAAGGGATGATTGCCTAGAGTAGGACTCGCGGCTTCTCTTTTCGAGGAATGCGGCACGCTGCCCGTGGGCTTGGCGATGGGCGCGCCAATGTTTTCCTGTACCTGGGACGGGGGTGGTGCGCGGCGCGTAGCTCATGGTGCGGAGTGTATCGAAACATTCACATAGCATCAAGAGGTTGAATAGAAGGTTTAATTCCTCTGTCCTCTAGTGAATAAGGGGAGGTTGTTCTATCCGTACAAAGGGTGATGGCGACCACGCTCCATGTAGCGCCCCTATACCCCTCCCTCCCCTCCATATAGCGCACTACCTATAGCGCCGCTACCCTATACTCATACCGAACTCCGCTACCTGTCCCGTATCCATTGGTATAGTCATTTAGTCTAATAAATCGCGCAAAATCGCCGAAAAACCCTTGCGTTATTAGACTAACGGGTGTATGATTTAAGAGTAGAGAGAACATAGAGCATAGAACGGAGGGCAACCAAATGACCGCGAATCTACCGAACATTAGAAACCGCGCCGACTCAACGGACCTCGACCTAGCGGCGCGCCGCCTTCAACGCGCGATCAAGCGTTACGCTTTCGGCGCCGATACTCCGGCGGACCGTACCGACCGCATAGAAAGAGCATGGCGCTATCTTAAAACGCAATCCACGGCGCGCCGCATAGCGCGCGACAATATGCACAATGGAGGAAATGAATAATGCGTACTTATGTAGCGATGTCTGGCGATCCCGGATGCTTGCCTGATTATTCCGCGCTTCATAGTTCGCGGCGCGCCGCTGCTGATGACCTTATTGCTATGCTTGACATAGCCGGAACACGCCTAGCCGGTACGCTCCGCCGCGATGGTATAGTGTATTTCGGCAAGCGCTCCCATGAACTAGGCGCCCAATATGCCGAAATAGCGGAAGGCGACAATATGCCGCGCGCCGAGTTTGACGCCACGTGCGAAAATTGGCGCTGTTAGTCCATCCAGCATAAGCGCCGAATCAACCACGATTCGGCGCCCTTGCCGGCTTGACTGGCCGAATATCGAACGAGACAATGGAGGAAACATGACCCGAAACACAAGACCACATACCGTGCGCAACGCCGACGGCTACACCGCTACCGAAAATGCCAGCGGCTTAGTAACCATCCAAACACCGGACGGCCGAACCGTGCGTATGCTGTCAAACGGGCGCGCCTTAACGCTTTCCACGCTGGACGGCTATTTGCTGGCGGCGGGTCGCGACATGGCGGAAGGCGACGGGACGCGCCGGCCGGCGCGCATTTTTGGGTCCGCGTCGATGATGGTTGCGGCGTGCGTCGCGCGGGTAAAGGCGTGAGTACCGCGCACTATGCGGCGCAATTGCGCGCCGTGCTGGCCGATCAATCCAAAATAAACCGCGAACTAAGCATTATCGATGCTATGGTCGCGCAAGCTACGGCCGGAATCGTCGCACGTTGCCGCATGGCGGCGCCGAACGAAAGCCCGGAAGCGGCGGTCATGCGCCGGCTGGATACGTGCATATATGGAGGAATCTAGAATGGAAGAACGAACGATAAAACTGTATTCGGCGTCCGAGTTAAAGGAAGTAAACCTAAAAGCCTACGCGCGCGTTCTTGAAAAATACGCGAACTTTAACATCGAGTACGACTGGTACGCCGATACCATCGACGACCAGAAAACCATCCTTGAAACGCTCGGATGGACGGATACGGATATCCAATTTTCCGGCTTCTGGAGTCAAGGGGACGGCGCCAGTTTTACCGGAGCATGGAAATACCGGCCGGACTGGCGCGAAGCGCTGGCCAAGTACGCTCCGCAAGATGAAGCCGCGAAGAAGTTCGGCGAAGCGCTGGCCAAGTATGCGCCGCCGTATACTGAAGAAGATACATCATTCCGTATCGTTCGGCAATCGTCGCACTATTCGCACGAAAACACGGTCGGCGCCGATACGCCGCTATCGGAAGCCGATCAAGCGGTATTCCTTGACGCAGCGCGCGACTATATGCGGCATATCTACCGGACACTAGAAACGGAATACGAATATCTAAGCTCGGAAACCACCATCGCTGAAAGCCTTGACGCCAACGGAATAGCCTTTACGGCGGACGGTATCGCGCTATAGTCCACCCACGGCGCGCCCTGAGCCTTGCCTATACGCTCAGGGCGCGACGCGGCTTGACTAAAGCCGAAAGGAACGGAAACAAATGAACACAAAGCAACGCGCCGCCATGTATGCGCGGATCGAAGCGCATGGCCGGAAACTGCTGAAACTATTTCCCGGCGCCGCCATTGCCGATCCGGTAGCCTTGAGCAAAGCGGCGGCGCGCTTGGAAAGATACATTCACCAAGCCGAGTTGGACGATTGCAACGGACCGCCGGAAGGCTACCGGAGCGAAAAGCACCAAGCGGAATGGACGGCGGCCGTCGAATACCGCGAAGAACGGACGCGCGTCCGTTTCGCTAAGCTGTTCGGCGTACCGTTGGCCGATCCGTTTTTTATCAACGGCGATCCGCGCGGCTACTCCCTGAAGGTCCGCCCCGAATACATGGCGGAGCATGGTATCGACCTGCCGCGCGATTGGGGCGGATACGGCCTGATTGCGCCGGACCTTACGGACGAATAGTGCCCCTTGCCTAGCGTGTAGACAACTGTCTACACGCCTAGCAAGCGCCACTATCGGCGCGTAGACAAATGACTACACCAAGCAACGCGCCGCCGTATCGCGGCGCTGATAATGCTGAGAAAGGAGCACGGATCATGGCTAAAAAACTACAAACTGTACACGTATGCGGGCACTATGACCGGGACAAGCGAACAACCATCCGCGCCCACGTCGGCATTACGGGGCGCTTATGGATAAGCACCGACGCGCGCAACGCGGCAATCCGGCGCGCCGCGCTTATCAAAGGGGATTACTTAATACGCGCTGACCGCGACGCGGAGGAAATTATGGTATACGATCGCGCCGGATTAAACGCCGGCGCTATCTGCTAAAGGAGCGCGGAACATGACTAAAACTATCGACGTGCAGGCTAAGGAATGGTTCGATCGGATCAACGGCAATTCGTATTTTTCCGCCCGCGTAACCGTAAATTACGGCATGGCGGACGAAAAAACGTATCGCTTGCCGTACCAATACGGCTACGGCGATCAATACATGGCCGAAGCGGCTGTCATACTGGACGAGTCCGGCGACGTTCCGAATCCGATCCAAGAGCACGGCGGGCGGCGCCTGTTGTCCCTGATATGCCGGGAAAGCGGCGTCATCCTGCGCTACTCCAAGGAACGAAATTGCCTACAACGCGACGTCAAGCGCTGGGGCATGGCGGAATAAAGCCCCTACGGAGCGCAAGGAAGGCCCAGGAAGCGTCCGGGGCGCCTTGCGCGTTTGTGGTATCGAAGTAGCCCGCCGCGCGCCGTATGGGGCGCGGATATCTCACCGTATAAAGGAAGGGAATACCTATGTACTTAACCAAACCGCAAGCGGCGGCGCTCAAGGCGCTGGGCGTCTCTAACACGCTTTCCACGCTGTCCTATCTCCACGTAAAGGAAGGAATCGCCCGCGCGTCGAGTATCAAGACGTTCATTCAGTTCCCGTCCGAGCTTCCGGACGGCGCCTATTTTATCCCGGCGCTGCTGTCCGGCTATCTCCAGCCGCCCGCCGAAAAGCTCAGCGCGCCGCCCGAACCGATGGAAGGAAAGCGCGCCGAAAGTCTCAGCGTCGATGCTGAGACTTTCGCCCAGCTCGGGGAATACGTCAGCGACGACGAGACGCGCTACTTTATGCAAGGAGTATACGCCGCGGGCGGCGGGGCCAGCCTATGCGGTACGGACGGACGGCGGCTTGCCTATGCCGGCGCCGTGGCGGGCACCGGGGAAGGTATCATCATTCCGCCCTATAAAGGAGTCGTCGAAGCGTTGCGCGCGGCGCAAGGAAGGGCGGAAAAGCTCGTCAAGGCAGAAGCCGCGTTCCTGCGGATCATCGCGCCGGACTATACCTTTACCTCCTGCCTTATTGACGCGCAATTTCCAAACTATGCCCGCGTCATCCCGGAGAATAACGGGCAAGCCTCCGTGCACCTGCCGTCCGCCGCGTGGCTAAAAGGAGCGAAGAAGGCGGCGAGCGCTAACAAGGTAAAAATGCCGTTCGTTCTCTTCGATACCGTTTCCGCGTCCTGGGCGTTGGACGCCGTTCCAGCCTATCCGAAGGAGGCGGCGACGTTCGCCGCGGGCGAAGCCTACACGCTCAAGCTCAATTTGGGCTACCTGCTGACGGCCGTTAAAGACGGCGTGGCGTCGCTGGCCGTGCGGTGGAAGGCGTACACGGAGGGGTATTCGCCGCTTACGGACTTCGCCAACGCGGCGGCGACGGGCGCGGCGGAGCGCTACCAAGTCGTTATCATGCCCGCGACGCGGGGTTAGTTAAAATAAGGAACCCGCCGCGCGCCGTATGGGGCGCGGATATCTCACCGTATAAAGGAAGGTCCGAACATGGCCAGCGGAAAATCCTCGTCTCAGTCTCTGCCTTGCGGCGCGTGGTGAACGGTCAAGAGCTCGCCCCCAAAGCCCTGCGCAAGAAGGGCAAGCGGTTCCTGTCCTCCTGCACTGAGGAAGAGCTCAAAAACGTGCTGGGCGTCAACGACCTGAGCGACGCCGCGCAAATGACCAGCGCCGTACTCTGTAACTAAACCAAGAACCCGCCGCGCCCCATACGGGGCGCGGATATCTCCATGTTCTCACCGTCTCCAAGGAGCGGTAAAGGAATGTCAAGAATGAGCGAAGAAAAAATCGAAGGATTCGACCCGAAACCGGCTTCTCCGGTAGTCGCGGACGGCGTGCGGCACGTGGCGGGGAGCCTCATTGATCCCGTTCGGCTTTCAGCGATCACGCAAGGCATCGCGCGGGACGCGGAAGGATACAAGGAGTATTCCAAGGCAATCACTGCCGGCATCGACGCGGGGCGTATCACGGTCGCGGATCTCGTCGGCTTCGCGCAATGCTCCGTTCAGCAAGCGATCAACGAAGCGCCAACGATCCACGCGCGGCGCTCCTGAAGGCGCTTTTCAGGGAAATATAAGGACGTATCCAGTCGATTCTAATTGACTGGATATATGCTTTGTTCCATATCCGGGGTACCCTTTTTTGAAAAAAGGGACCCCGCTCAACTCCTTACAGAGTAAGGAATAAAGCGAAAAAGGGCAAAAAGAGCCAAAAACGGCCCAAAAGGAGCCAAAAAAGAGTGAAAAAAGAGCGGAAAAAGAGACCGAAAAGTGAACGAAATAGGGGGTGGGGGCTTGACGCTCGTAGAAACCAGAACGGGTAGTAATATATACATATAGTTTTTCATATATAGTAAAAAGTATGTTGTGCATAAATATACAGGAAAAATCCGGGTTTTTATGTATATTTATACATAAGGAGGATTCAAGAAAGACGAAAAAAGGCCGGTTTTGGTGCGTGTCTAGTGGCGGAAAGGCAAAAGAAGCCCAAAAAGAGGGTTATTTTGAAAAATCGCCTGCATACGGAATGCATACGATTTTTAGTGAAAAAGTGGTTTTATTAGACTAACGGTTTTATGTCCTCGTTCGCAAAAAGCTTGTAATTTTAGGGCTTAATTGCGCAAGGAGAAGGAGGAAAAAATAAATCGTTACGGGGCATACGGTTCGCGGCGCGTAGTTGATTCATTTTGGCCCCCTTTTTAACAACATGCGAATTACGTGTTAATCGTTGCTATACAAGGAGTTATTGGCTCACTCTTTTGAAATTGTGTTCGTCTAAACAGGAAGAAAAAGAAGGCAAAAAACCCCCTACAAAAGCAATTCCTTTTAGTGTATAGGGTTGTTTTTTCACCCCCCCTGGCCAATATCAAGGCGGTCAAAAAGTCGTTATTTTAATTCATCGGTCCGTTGGTGAATTAAAACCCTTAATTTTCAAAACGGTTTATGGGGTGTGAGACAACAACCTCTTACTGCGTATAGACTTAGCTGTTTTTTTAGGGGTATATGACAACACACCAGTATTTCAACTTTTTAGTGTCACTTTCTGGCACTAACAAATTATATGCTTATACTGTAACGAATTACTGGCTCAGTTTCCGTCCGCCACTAACATTTCAATTACAAAAAAATGCAGGAAAAATACCCATTCTAATAGGGGAAAATCGCGTAAATAGCCTATTTTCCGCCCTCCGCGCGCCATGAGCCATGTTCCAGGCCCTATTTTGCCCCTTTTCCCCTCCCAAAAATCTCCAATATGTTAGTTCATCGACTGTACCAACTGAGTTTCAATACGATGCCGGAATTGTCGTATACCCTCCAATGCGGTGAGTTACTTGGTGTAAAGCCCTGATTATATATGTTTACTTGGTGTATTAACATATACGACAAAGTGACTCACTGTATTGGATTGATAAGTTTAGTAAACTCATTGACAATGCAATGATTGTATGGTATAATAGAGTTGTAGTATAGGAGAACCAAATGGAAGAAATCCGAACCACCACGCGCCGTGTCATCCTCTGCACCCAGCGTTTTTACGCCCCCGCTGACGCCGAACGCGCCAAGGAGGGCTTAGAGCCCGGCCTCGTGCTCCAGGAGCGGCTCTGGCTGGAGGTTGACGGCAAGGCCGCCGCAACCGATCGCCCGACCGTGGGCGAAGTGAAAGTCCTATTATAAGGAGAAAAGAAGTGTTTTATGCTTTGTACGATACCACCGCTCGGGAGGGAAACCCCGGCTATGGTTTTGCCAACGCCAAGTGCGCCGCGGCATTCACCACGAAGGGCAACCTGGACGCCTTCCGTGCCCCCTGGGACCTGTCCGCTCGCCGCATTCCGCGCCGCGAAGCCCTGAAGCTTCTGGAGTTCCTGCCGGATACCCGCGACCGCGGTTTGTATCTCAATCCAGACGGAAAATATCCGACCACCTGTATGGACACGGTGGTCTTGCGCCGATCTTGCTTGTAAAGAAGCATGGGGCGCAACCAGCCGGGAACGACGCTCGAACGCCCTGCCGAATCTCTTCTATAAGGAGTAATCATGGAATCTCTGCTCGCCCTCGACCCCTGCTCCGATGCCCGCGCGTGGCTCAAAGAAGCCAAGCCCGCCACCCTTGAAGCCGCCTACGCCACCTGTCCCCGCGCCGACTGGATGTTGTGGGCGATCCCGCGCCTAGCCCTCGTGGAAGACGAGGGGCTAAGCCGAAGCCTTCGCTTATTTGCCCTCCGCTGCGCGCGGTCCACTCCGGTCGGAGGCGGTAAAGTCGTGTTTGATCTCCTTGAGGACGAGCGCAGCCGCAACGCCATCGAGGTCGCCGAACGCTACTTGCGGGGGGAGGCTACGCGAGAAGAGCTTCAGGAGGCGCGGAGCGCCGCCGCCTACGCCTCCGCCGCCTACGTCGCCAGCTTCGCCGCCTACGCCGACGCCGCCGCCTCCTACGCCGCCGCCTCCGCCGCCTCCGCCTCCGCCTCCGCCTCCTACGCCGCCGCCTCCGCCTCCGCCGCCGCCTCCGCCGCCTCCTACGCCGCCGCCTCCTACGCCCCCGCCTCCGCCTCCGCCTCCCGAGGCGCTGCCCGCCTCTCGCAAGCAAC